ATCCTCTCCACCGAGTGACACGATGCACTCAGCCAGCCACGCACTACGCGAGTAGTTGCGTCGCCCAAATGCGCTTCGTAGTTAAGAAGCGCCTCTCGCCGGCGAGTAGCCCTACATTCCCATCCGGGAGTGTATTGCTATGAGCCGGATCGCGTAACTTGTAAGCGTAAAACGACAACTGTGCTGAATTACCGATTCGGTGTGCTATAATGGCACAAGAGTCAATAACTAAGCAGCGGAAGTCGCCATGCCGATCAACCTTATATCGATGCGCGTCGTCGGTGATAAAACCGAGGTCAGCTTCGATAAACGGAGTAAACGGCAAACGCTTATGCCGGCTTCGACTTTCGTCGAGGACCAGCCTACATGCATCTTTCACAAGGTGCATGCCGTTACGCTTGCCCCATCGATAGAGTCTATTATGCAGCCTGACCAGTTCGAAAAGGTCGTTACCGACCGATTCTTTCTGGTAGACGGGCGTCACGTCTTCGAGTTCAAAGTAGTGACGACCGCAGGACTCATAAAAACTCCCGGTATGGTAGGACTTTTCCTGATTCACGGAAAAGCCCGCCCATTTTAGCGCTGCGCTGACATCATCATAAGCCCCTTGCGGGCATATGATGTCATCACCGTAGACGCTGACCGGTCCGATGTGGCCTCCCAATTCGCATACGACTTTTGTAATCGCCCAGAAAATGAGCGATTCGAGTTCGAATGTGAATGCGTTCCCCATTGAGGAGAACTTCTCGAGCAAATACCACTTTCCATCGAGGCGAGATTTAGGCGATCGGAGATCGCATAAATACTCAAACCAAGCTGGAGGCAGTAAGAGCTCGACTAGGGAGTATGAGAGAGTGTCGCTTGCGGAACTCAGATCAAGAGTCGACAAACCGTCGACTCTAGCCCTGAACGCAAGGTCCTGGTTAACCGTCTGGTCATCCAGGTCGACACCAAAACCCTTCAAACGGAACCGGAAAAATCGACCAACGGCCTGCTGCAAAAATGCATTAGCAGTAGGCTCGGCGGCGATCATCCGATCCGTCTTAGAGGTCTTGGGCACCGTTACACAGCGATTTCCGTCGACCAAAGTCGGCGTCCATCCTGCACCAAGTGCTTCATGCCAAACATGATCAGAATTTAAAATTCTGATCAGGTGAGGTACCGCACGCGGCGTAACGGTAAGGCTGTTGGACATCTTATCGGCGATGTCGCTACCCCGACGGAGGTCGAAGGTAGCTCCACCGCTCCATCTACACAGCAGATCAAGACGCTCGTACAAAGGTTGAGAACCAATAACGCTTTCGATTTTACGCTGAACCTCAGAGATGAAGTTTAGCGGGTAACCTTCGTTACCCCGAAAGCAGGCCCCCAACCGTGCATTAGTACGAGAGTTCTGATCTTCGCAAGCTGTCCAGCTTGCGATCGCTTGGGCTCGCGGGTCAACACCCTTCCATCCCTTCCACTTACGCAGAAAGGAGTAAAGCATGTAATCCTTTGCGAACTCATGCGGGTCTGTGTAATCAGCCGGATTTAGGTTCGCGTCGAGGACATCCTCGATGCGAGTTTTGCTCAGGCTGACGGCAAGTCGACTTCTGAAGCGTTTACACAGAGCTCTGAACGTTCGGAGCTCAATACAATCACTTGTACGTGTAAGCATGCTGGCACCTCTGTTGTAGAATGGGATCTAAAACCGCTACACTTCAATCAAGAAATGTAGTTGAGGTTCTCGATCACACTAACAACATTGGCGTCAGCTAGCAACGAAGCCGACATCTTCCGGATGTTTTTACGATCCAGAAGAGTGCACCGTTCCGGGAGTACGAACTCATGGAACGAACGCGGGATGTACGCAACGGTCGGGGCTGGAGCGATCCCAGAAACGGTAGAGTTACTTACCGTCTCGAGGACCGGTTCATGCAAACCGACTCGAATGCGCGACACCCGCTGTGCCGACGATTCGCCAGGGCGAGGGGTCTTTGGTTGAGTAATCTCAACCGAGACTTTCCAAAACCCGATGGCGTTGGAAGCGCTCTGGTCAACAAACCAGAAAACCTCCTTTTCGTCTTTGCCGATGGGATTGAACGTGTGGTCCACAGGGGTCGCCTGTGCGTCTGAAAGGACGATTGCAGTTGCGGTGGCCATAGCTGGCTCCTAGTCTTGGCTTTGATTACTACGAAATTGCATATCGGGAAACAGATCTCCATATAGTATGGGGGTCGGCGCCTCGTTTGCAAGTACCGTCGCAATCGCTGCTATGATTAAAAGGATGGTCCTCATCTACGTAGAGCCTGTGATAACAGTGCTGCTGCGTTGAGGAGGCGCGTCGAACCAAGGTCTGCCCTGAAGCTGGGCAGCCGAGGTACTGGGTACTGCGTTAACTTCGTACGTATGAAACTGCGTTGTTTCAACGACGAAGAGACGCTATGCCACCCAAACGACGTTGGACTCTGATGCGACTCCCATGTCGCATCGAACCAACATCCGTCGGAGCGGTAACCCGTCACGAACGCGTTCGAATAAAGGAGGGAAGTCTCCATATTACGGAGATACCCACCTATGTCGATAAACCAATCGACAACGAACGAGAACGGGACGAGTTCCCAGGCGATAGAGATTGGATTAAGGCTTGAATAGGCGGCAGCACTGTCGTCTAAGCTAGTCTTGATCAATAACCCTATCTCGCAGGTGTACTTCCCCTTACGGTTCACTAAACCTTTTAGTGTACCGTACTCCTCGACTGTTTCACTGATCTTTTCACCAGTAGGAACAGATTCGGAGGCTCGACCACGAACGCGACGGTAGTCGCTGATTATAACATCGTGGATTTTGTCCACGGTGTCATATATCGTGCCGAGCAAGGGTTTCCACCCGTACTGGAGCTCTAACCACGCAGCCCCGATAGCCTTAGGTCGCAATTGAGCGATCTGGGCTAGCTGGACTACTTTGTTGGCAGCCTTGAACATGCGGGCAGTTGATGCCGCCTGTACAATGTCAACCGACAAATCTATACTGCCGCGAACCTTCTCATTTAACCGAGAAAGCGCAGCATTATAGAGGTGGTCTGGGACGGTAGTAGGTAAGATCAAAGGGGAGTTCTTTGAGAACACCCCAGCGACAAACCCCTGACGAACAGTTTTGAACTTACCGGAAATTACTTCTACGATACCCTGTGCGGGTTCGTGTTCGTAAATTCCATAGGCCCAATTGTTCGGCGTATACCGGTCTCCAGCTACAATCCCACTATGGTTTGCCGCTTTACGCCCCGCGTACCGATCATAATACGTGGCTTGCTGGACAACGACCCCTTTGTTAAAGAGGACGAAGTCTTGCCGGCCATTGTAAAATTGTCGGTCAAAGGTTTGCATTGCAGCTCCAAGCTTCTGTAGAAGGGACTGTAAACCCTGACGTTGTGGAAGACGTCAGGCGAAACTCCCCGGTTTACCTGCCCCCGCCCAAAGTACGAAGGGTATCACGCAGTTGACGTTTGATGAAAACAAGACCGCGATGGTCTAGTCTTTCAAAGTCAACGTCAGGAATCTGGAATTCACCAGAATCCTGCAGCCGGCGGATCATGGCGCGAATTTCAGCGACCATGAGGTTACGAGTAAGGGCCTTGAAATCGTAAGGGAAAGCCTCCCATTCGACATTTAGGTCCTGATCTTCGTCACGCTTCGGCATGATAACCTCCGTATGAGGGTGGTGGTATGGGAGAC